GAAACTCTAGGTAATCAAGATTTTCTGCTGTACAAACTTGATTGAAATCAGGATATGTTTGATTCAAACGTTGAGGGAATTCTTGCTGTTCTCTGCGTTGTCTTTCTTGTTCTATCTGTTGTTCTCTTTGATTTAAAGCTGCTGCAACTCTTCTATCAATACGTTGTTCTTCTGTTTCTTCTTCCTGATCGTTGTATTGATTCTGTTGTGGTTGTTGCTTATTTAAAATAGCATCCATTGCAGCTTTTAACGCTGCCGCCTCTGCTTCTTTTTCTTGTGCCCTTCTATCTGCGGCTTCTTTATCTTTTCTATAACCCTCTTGCTTTTCTCTAAACTTTTTCCAGTGTATTTGTTCTTGTGTTTCTGCTTCTACTGGTGCTACATTTGTATTTACTGCTTGTACTGTTTTAGATTCAACTGTCTGTTGTGCTAACGTTGGTTGTTCAACTTGTTTCGTTTCTTCCATGAAAGGGCTCCTATGAATAATGAAGATGTAAAAAATAATGAAATGAAAATAATTCATGAAGAATTATTAAAAAGCTTGAATAACTACAGAAAAACGATGTCATATCTTTTAGGTGATGCTCCAATCGAAGTTCTTTGCTTACCTAAGCCCACACAAACAGCGTTAATTAACGCTGGTTGCGTTAGGATCTACGATCTTTTTGATCGCGACCTTACTGAAATCAAAGGGATTGGTCATAGTCGCATCAGGGATCTTACAACCTGCCTTGATCAATTCGTCTCTATGTGCTAGGAAATATTCATGTTCAGATAACATTGTGATATTCTGATCATGCCTGACATATTCCCAAAATGTTCCTTTAAAAAATGCTACACTCCAAGCTTGCATAGTCTGATATTCTTTTGGAACTATCATGCTAGTTGTTGCTAACTCTGCCATTGTTGCTGCATTAGGAAGACACCACAATCTTTTTGTTATATCATCCAATCCTTTGTTATAAAGGAATACAGATTGACTAGGCCTAGGACTTGGCAAATATAGCCATGCATAATATTTCCATCGTCCAGCATTCTTTATTAGAGGGTCAGTAGCAAATACTCGGACGATACAAAACTCTTCTTCTGTTGTTAAATGTTTGTGAAGCTCGATACATTTTCTAAGTTCTTCACCTATATTATCAGTTACAGCATGTCCTAACTCCAACATGTTGTAATCTGTTGTGTCCTTTAAGGCTTGATTGGCTAATTCGCCTGCTGTCTTATGCTCGGTCATCAGTGATCACATTCATTAATCTTAACATGTGGAACAGGTCTATTTTTCCCGCTCATAGGAAGAAATGCCCCTGCTGGATCATTTGGTATTCCGGCTGGTGTGATGTCCAAATTAATTTCCCATTGTTCATTAGGAATAGCTCTGCCATTTCCTTTTTTGATAACATCCGCATCTTTATTCTTAGAATAATCAGGAGCATGATGATTTTTTTTCATTTTGTTACCTTTAAAGTATTATTTATGGTTGGATTCGAACCAACGACCTTCCAACTTACCTGCCTTTACGCTGCCTCTGCTGAATGCTCTACCCGCTGAGCTACATAAATAATAAAGATTAATATTTCATTTGATGTTTCTTAGCGTATGAAGCCAATTTGTCTACTTGACCTTTCAACTCGCTAGCTGCTCCCATTTCAGAAGCATACTTGCCGTTTTCAGCATTAGTATCTTCTACTTTCTTTTCCCAATGGTTCTTCTCGATAGAAGCCATTCCACGGCCTTTAGCCATTGCTTTAGCATGTTCTTTCATTCTATACTCCCTGGCTCATCATTTGAGCCTGTTTTTGTTCATTCTCTACTTTATTTGCTTCTTTAATGGCCTGCGCCATTTCCCATGATGCTCTAAAATTTGCAGCATCAAGATCTTCTAATTCAATCATCATCTTTACTAATTCTAGATCTGCGGTTGCGCTTTCATGTTCGGCTTTAGCATGTATCTGGCCAATATTAGCAACCTTTTCCGCTGCAGACGCCATTAATTCTTTCTCACGTGCAAGATCTGCCTTTGCTTTCGCATATGAAGACATGATCTTACTATTATCCATTTTTTCTTGTTGCTGTGATTGAGCTTGCTGCTGTTGTTGTTGTTGCTGCATTTGCTCTTCCATATCTTCCATTACTTGCTTTTTATTAGTAATGAATGCAGCTCTTATTATTGACTTATCAGCTATACCCATTCCTAATTCTTTGAAGTGAAGTAACTGTTGCAACTCCATTTGTCTTTGAGATGCGCTATAGTTACCTTCTTCGACCGCAATACTATATTTTTGTGCGTGACTTGTAAAGAATCTAGGGTCTGGGTCGTGACCCAATATGTTACGAATCTTACCCTTGCTAAAATTCTTTCGTATGGCCTGCAATCTAATCTTTCCATACAGTCTTTGCGTATAGTCAAGTTTATCGAATATAGTTTGTAATGTAGTGAGACCCGCTCCTTGCCGAAGCATAGAAAGAATACCTGATTTATCATCGGTCGCAGCTCCTAGTAATTCTTCATTAACACCAGATATTTTAGTAATATCATCCGATAATGATGCTGATAATTCTAATAGAGATTGTGGTATTGCAGCTGCTTCAATTCTCTGAATCTCTCCCGGTAAATGACCAGCTTTAAGAGGTATCAGGAATCCCTCTCCTGTTTGTCTAAATGCCTTCACATCAGTTACAGCATCTATGGGGAATATCCAACCGGAATTAATTTGAGATTGTAGTATCTGTAATTCAATAACTTTGCGCATGTTGTAAAGAAACTGCGGGTCACGTAGATTTCTTATGACTCCCATACACCTCCACGCATACGCCTGAACATCAGGCTCGTAGTAGCATTGTGAGGGCACAAAAGGGTACTCGTCTATACCTAGAAGGTTTTTTCCGTTATAAACAACCTTATCACCTAAACATATCGCAAGCTTAACAGTTGGAACTTGAGTCTTCTTAACCACTAACCATGGTTGTTGAGCTAAAGTTCTTTCCATCATATCAGGCTGATCTTGTTCGTCTTCTTCCCACTCAACAGCTTCGCCGGTCTTAGGATCTAAAACAATAGTGGCTTCACGCGTACTTCTGTAGTAGTATTCGTCATATGTAAACAGATTGCTAATAGCCACGTTTTGAAGCTCTGCTTGAACAGGGAAACGACCGTCCTTCATCTTACTAGGATTCATCTTGTCGATTTCTTTAGCATAGCCAGGAAGCATAGCTTTAGCACCTTGCTTAGAAACCCATCTACGACGCCATATCCCGTTGCAGTCAGTGAGGTCTTGCTTCCTATAGTACTGATCTATCAAAAAATTATTATACGATACGCAATCGGTAAAAAGATCGCCTGAGATAGGGTCTAAGGTATAATCAGGGTATAAGTGCAATAGAGTCATACCTGTGTCACAACTGCCTTCAAACGCTTGTGATTGGTATTCCTGATAACCATCTCTATCATCACACCATCTAAGAACTTTGTTATAATCATCAGCTAAAGGATCATCACCATCAGAAAGGGGAAGAGTTATAGTAGATTTACGATTCTTGCGCTGATATCCACATATCATATTGATATGTCGTCTGATCAAATTAAAAAAGAATCGTTGAGCTTGCTGAGATTGATTCCCATAGACCATGTTATAAAGCGATTGATCACCGACCTTGAATCTCTTGTCTACTGCCCCTTGAAGCCATAAAGCAGAGTTGCCTGGGTATTGAGACTGATAGAAGTAATCCATCGCCTGTTTGATATCTTTAGCACCTGCATCAGTAGGATCTATATACCCTAATGAGTAATTTCCGCTTTCATAGCTGGGCATTCAATCACCTATATAAATATATAGTTTTTTATATCATAATGATTATTTTCTACATATACTATAAAATTAAAAAAACACGCCTCCCACCTCATTATTAAATGAGGCATAGTCATCTTCGAAACCATAAATCTTTCTTCTTAACTGCTCTGCACTCAAATTCTGGTCAGGGTGTCCTTGTAATCCGTTTTTAAAACAACTAGCTATTAAATAACGACATGCATCTACCGCATGATCGTTCTTTTTAATAGGCTTATCTTCCCCTCTAATCGCATATGCCGGATCCCATGCGTAACTTTGACATTGTTCTATTAGATTCTTACATGATTTCCTAATCACTAGGTTTTTACCGGTGATATATTGAGTCATGCTTTTGATTCCAAAAAGGACATCGTTATTAGCATCTACAACAGGGATATCCATGTTTCTTAGTTCGAGCTTTAACGAAGCTGCTGCAGGATCTACATATAAAGCTGTTATAGGTGTATACTTAAGGAATTCTTTGATGTCTATTGCAAGTTCTCTGTCAGTCTTTGATCTTCCATGCTTAGCACTATCAAAATAGTACTCTGCTTCTATTCGAATTTGAGGCCATTGATTAGGACTAATAGCTGCAATATGGCAAGCTGTTGGATTAACTGTACCATAATCAAGTCCAGCACAATAATAATTAGGAGAAGGATAATCTTTATCAAACACGTTAAGATCGCTC